CAAAGACATGTTAAATCCCCTTTGCGCGCGAAATCTTCGCCTAGGCAGTGGCGACGTTCTGGGCTGAGCCGCTCTAACCATGGCTTGAGTACTTCATTGCACCAGTCTTTGATATCGGCTTCACGCAAGTGCTCGGCCATGGTGTTCCAGGCATTGTCTTTCTTAAGGCGAATAACCTCACATTCTTGGCGCATGGCCTTGGTGATAATGGCACGGTTAAGGTACGCGCCGCCGCCTGATTTGGGGACGCAGCAGTATTCTTCTAATGCATCCTCTTCGCTGGCGGTGTCTTTTAGTAAGCCTGCTTTCCATTCGTCTTCGGCGGCTTGTGTCCAGTCGATACCACGCACTTGGCAGATACGCTGATATAAACCTTCAGCACAGGCATCGTCTAACGTTATGCGGTGAACGCTGTAGCGTTTCTTGCCTGCGCGGCTGTCTTCTATCAGTTGATTAAATTGGTTGCCGTCGCCGTTATGCGTACTGATGAGGCGTATTTTCGCCCCCCACATTGTCAAGGCTAATGCGGCTTTAAGGACTTCGGCTAGGTGCTCATGAAACGCCGCTTCGTCAATGGTGACGTTACCTTGCATGCCACGCAGGTTAGACGGCTTAGAGCTGAGCGCTTGAATTTTAAAGCCAGATGCGAAGTGAATAACAAAGGTTAATATCTCTTTGCCTTCTTGGCCGTCGTCAACAAACACCTCTTCTTGGATATCACCAGCGGCTTTATTGAACGCCTTAGCCCACATGGCGGCAGCGTCGATAAACTCCCGCGCCATTTCTTTGTTGCTGCCCACATAAAAGTGGTTGGTACCCTGAGCAGCTTTGGTGCGACTGGCGGTTAATACCGCGTCGGCTGCCTCTGCCCAGGTAATGCCTGTTCGACGTGATTTTTCAGCAATTTTGAGGGGCGAGTCATCGGCTACCCAGCGTTTCTGGTAGCCAAGCAATAGCTCTTCTGGATCAAACGGGATAAACGTAGGTAGGCCAAATCGCGTTTCAAGTCGATCAGTTTGTTCAACGGCCAGTTGGTACTTAGATAGCTTTACTTCTGGGGCTATCGCTGCTTGCTTAGGATCCTCTGGCCTTAATTTCATTACGCAATACCCAATATTTGGCGCTTAATTAAATCAACACCTTCGGCGGTCATGCCCTGTGAGCTGGCGATAGTAGCAGCTTGCTCTGCGGCCTCTTCGGCCATAGTTTTACGAATTTCTTTTTCACGCTTGGTTGATTCACTGGCGGCTTTTTCTAGCTTCTCAACACCAATGGCTAATTCTTTGATGAACTTAGGCGGTACCGGCTCGCCTGATTCGCTGAGCTGCAGCACTTGGTCGAACGCCAATGTACGCACCATTTCAATCAGCACCATAGACACTTCGCCCGTAGGCTTGTTGCCTAGCTGGTTAACCCACATTTTTGACACTTCGCGCGCTTCTTGAATACGCCCGCCCACGGTAGTCATACGGGTGGCATAGCGGTTTAAACCACTGCGGCTGAGTTTTTCGTCTTCTGGCAGGCCAGCAGCTTCAATAAGCGCATTGACCTTCTCAAGCACATGGGTTTGGGTCACCGATGAATCACGCAGCAGCTCAACTAACTCGGCTTTGATGTCTTCCGGTAGTTGGTCAATTTTGCTGGGCTTGCCTCTGGTTTTTTTATCGCTCATTTATTGCAGCCTTTTTTTGGGCTTCTCTATCAGCTTCAAACTCAGACAAAATTGCCTTGTAGACTTTTGGCATTTCTTTTTGCAGCGCGTTCCACACGGCTTTTACATCAGGACAGCTATCGAAATACGTATCAACAAGCGATTTATCTTTACCAGCCTCAATTTCAGCCAAACGTTCTTCACTTAACATTGGCTTGTAAACTTTATTCCAAAGTTCACTTATAACGAGTGCGTGGGAAAGCTTGTTTAAGATCAATCGATCACGTGCGGTCAATTTAAATGCCATGGCGTTTATCCTCTTTTAATACGCTATGAATGAGCCATGCCAGAAGCGCTAATGCGACAGCTGGAATAAGTAAGACAAGCCACCACATGCTAAATACGGGGGCCGGGGCGTTTTACACCCGGCATAGTGGCAAGGCCGATTTCTACATCAAGGCCGCGCTTAGTGAGACAGGCAACGGTGTAGCTTTGGTGCTGTTCTAACGTGACAGCGCCTTGCTCTTTTAGCCAGGCTAATTGCGTGGCGATTTTGTCGCCTGTCATGCTGTTGCCGTAGGTTGCACATACAGACTGTATGATGCTGTTGTTAGCGCTGTAGTTTTCCATTGCGGCTAGGCAATGCAAAATGCTTAAGCGTTGGTGTTCGTTCATGATGTTCTCTAGGGCCATTATTTTTTATCTCCGCTTTGTGCGCCGCGCAATTCGTTTTCGAACAGCATGTTTTGGTTGTTTAAAACGTTTTTAAACAGGGGCTCCATACCTTCAAGTCGCCCCCGAAGTAGTGCCATTTCTTCACGCATTAGTGCCGTTTGCGTGGCGTTTGGTAGGTGCTTTAGGTTGCTATTGATATCGACCACCATGTCGCGCAGTGCAAAATGACTTTGTTTGTGCGCGGTGAATTCAATGCGATGGTTTTCCATCTTGATGTTGTTGGCTTCCCAGTGCTGCTCAAGTAACTCTTTGTGTTCGAATAACTCTTTTTTGGTGGCAAAGTAACGGCTGAGCGACCACAGCGCAGCGGCCCCCAGCACAACGAGCAGCATTGAGTAAACGAACTTATTTTCAGTTATGTGAACAATGAGGGCATCCACGTTAGCGCCCTCGGTGCTTCAAATTAATCACGTCTTGCTGGCAGCTGGTGCAGCGCTGGGCGTTTAGAATGATTTTGCGGCGCTCTGTGATGTCGTCGTCGCAATCAACGCATAGGGCACGCCCAGAGTCAGACACCTTCATAGGGGGTGTTGGTACCGCCGCGGCTTGCTTGTGGTTCATCAGCGCGGCCTCTTGCAGGCGCTGCTGTGAGTTTTGGGCTATGTCGACAATATCCATTAGTGCGTTGCTCCTTGTTTACTGAATTTGTCCCATGTTCTAAAGCCAAACCACGCTAGCGTGGGGCTGGCAATCAGCATGGCAATTTCCCAGTTGGGCCCGGTCCCTTTTTCAAATGCTGCCATGACTTCAAATATGACAATGTAGATAACCGTAAACCAGCTATGGCGGTTAGCTATAGCGGGGCGCACGCCTTTAATGTCTTTGCTTTGCAGGGTCTGTTGCTGCGCTTGGTGCATGCCTAAGTCATGATCTAGCATGGCTTTTTCACGTTCAGCGGCTACCTTTTCCAGCCCAATTTTTAATTGTATGACTTCGCTAGGGTCAAGGGAGTCAACCACGGCTTGCACCTTTGCCATGCTTTCAGTGCTGTTTGGATTGCCTTGCACTTTCTCTACGACATCAGCAATGGTTTCAGCGACGTATTCGGTGGTGCCGCCTTTGCTTGAGCCAAATAGGCGAATAAGGGACGGGCCAGCGCTGAGTAACGCTGCAATGATAGATGTCATGATGTGGTTCCTTTTATGGTGTTGCGTGCTTTTGCCAGGTAATCAAGAGGGATGCTGCTCGCTTTGCCCTGTGCGCGAATGTGCTGCTTGATTTCATCAAGGGTGACGCTGTTCCAACCTTTGCGCCAAAAGCTGAATGCGGTGGCGTGATGGGTAGCAAGGGGCAAGTGCACACTGGTCTTGTTTTGATGCGCTTTGAGTTGCTCGGCTAACCTTTGGGTACGGCCTTTGTCGTACCATTCTTGGTTCCATTTACTGACAGCCATAAGGCCCCCCATAAACGTAAAGCTGTGCTTTTTTGATGTAGTCGCTAACGGTGCCTTTACCGAATTTGGTGTTGTAGTGGGTTTTCCAGTACTGGGCACGGCCTGCAAGGTCTGCGGGTATTTCATCAGGTATGAGTTTGTAAAAGCAGCGGGTAAACACCATGGCTTTTAGTGGGTCGTTCTCAAGGTCAATCGGTTTGAGTTCGCGCAGGTCAAACAAAAAGCAATTGCGTATTAGTTTGATGTCGTCGTAGCGGGTGCGCGCTGCCACGTCTTTCACGCCAATGGGGTCGCCTTGGGTTAACCCGAAACCCGCATAGCCGGGCGTGGGGTCAATAAAGGTGCCTAAATTGGTTTCAACGCCTGCGGTTTCAAGTAGCAGGTGCGGTGCGCTAAGCAAGCGACCATGGCCGAGCACGGTGCAAACCCGCATGGCGAGGTCAACGGCGTTTCGGTGGCTGGTTACACCATAATGGTATGTGCGATTTTCTTGGTTCATGCCGCCATCTTAGTGACGGGTAACGCGGTTTGTGTTTAGTGTGGGCTAGGGTTTTTCTGGGGTGGGCTCAATCAAAAGGATCGTGGATCAAAACGGGTGCTGGGTCAAATTTAAACGTAATAAACAGCAAAAAAAGCCCGCATGTGCGGGCTAAACGTTAACAATCGGCAAATTGATTTACCAGCCGCTCCTGCTGGGTTTGCAAATAGCCTACTAAAATAGCCAAGTTTTTAGTTGAACACATCCCCTCTGGCACCTCACCCAATAGTTCTGCTAATACAGATTGGCAGGTGGTTAGGGTGCTCAGTTCGTCGATAATGTTATGTTTATTCATGGCTAACTCCTTTTAGATAATACGCATACGCCCCAGCAACATACTGACAGTGCCAGTGTATGCCTTCGAATTCTGCCAGCCATGCGCGTGCTGTTTTATCATCTTTTGTGTAACCGGCTTTTGCTAATAGGTTTGTTTTGTTGATATTGGGGTGCTGCTGTATGAGGCCGCGCACAGTGACAATAAACCCTTGCTGCTTTTCAGCGGTGTACGCTTGCTGCTGTATTTGCGACAGGGGCGGGTTCGCTGGCTTTTTGGTTGCCCTGCGCGCTTTGCGATTCAAGGAGGTTTGCAGCTCGGTGACTTTGTCTCGGTACAGGGTGAGCAGTTCTGATTGCAATGCCTGATTGGTTTGCTGCAGTGCGGGTATGTCTACATGGGTATTGGGGGCGGCTATCTGTTCAGCCATGGCATTAAAGGCGTTGATGTAGGCCTCTTTGATGACCGCGGCCTGCTTGCCTGTAAAGCCCATAACCATAAACATAAAGCCGTCTTTGGTGACATTGTACATGGGGAGTGTACGACCTGTTACATCGCTAAATTCACTAGGCGAAAAATTTCGCTCAGTGAAATAATCCGAGCAATCCAGCTTTCTAACCTTTGCTAATATGTCCTTATGAGGTTTATTGAACACCTCTGCAATTCTCATCGTTGATGTCATGAGCTTATTGTTTTCAATGGCGATATAGTGGCGCAAGTCCACGTCTGGAAGTGTATTGACCATGATGGTCTCCTTATATTTTTTTCGAAAAAAGTTAGGGTGTCAGGAGGTTCGAAACGGCTATAAGAGACCGCGGACTTATTTCCCCGAAGGGTGTTGTATTCGTCGCCCTCCCGACATAGAAAACTATGGCGAGAAATAACAGGCATAAAAATACCAACACTGACGGGGTTGGTTCGCTACCGCTTATAAGAGGTTTCGACGCCTCTGACCAGCGGACTGTATGCCTGTTTTGAATTTGTGTCAAATATCTAGTTTAAATTAGGCCCTGACAACGTTTACAACTTTGACAACGTTGTGAACGTTGTCAAAGTTGTCAGCCTGCTTTTTTAGCTTGCGAGAGTGTAAACAATTCGCGTGTGGTTTTTCTTTGAGTTCCAATAAA